ATATAAAGAAAGGAAAGAAGCTAATAATTGAGCTAGGGCAGATGCCTCCTAACGTGCTGACTCCTGAGGTGTTGGCCGGAAAGTTTAAACATAGCATACACGTAGCATTAGATGGCGGGCTGGTGGGGTTGAGGGCAGTGGGAGGGAATAAGGCGTATATGGGCAACACAGTGCTAGGGGGAGGAAAGAAGGTTACAGCATTAATAGGCAAAGGCGTCACATTTGATAGCGGGGGTATTAGCATCAAGGGAGGGGCTAACATGAAAGACATGAAGTTTGACATGTTAGGGGCTGCAACAGTGTTGGCTGTAGGGAATGCGTATATACAGAAGCCCTCTTCCACGCTGGCCATCTTGGCACCATGTGCAGAGAACACATTTCATGACGACACCTACAGGCCAGGTGATATTTTGTCCTACCCTGACGGCACTAGAGTTGAGATAGATAACACAGACGCTGAAGGTAGGCTTATATTAGCAGACGCAATTCTAAAGGTGAAAGGGGAAGCAGGGCTTATAATTACAATAGCGACACTAACTGGAGCCGCAGCAGCAGCAGTGGGGGAGGCAACAGCCGTGTTCTCCAACGATGATGAGCTGGCTGCGGAATTCTTGGCCGTTGCGGAAGCCGAGGGGGAACGGGCTTGGCGATTGCCTTTATGGAAAGAACACAGGGAAGCGATAGACGTGAAGTGGGAGAAAAAGAAAAAGGGCGACACCTCAGCTTTCATATCGAATTGTGTTCGGGGGTTTCCCGGAGCGTCAACAGCTGCAGCGTTCTTAGAGGTTTTCGTGGGGGATACACCTTGGCTGCATTTGGACATAGCAGGAAGTGCGTACAAGGATGGAGTTCCGACAGGAGCGATGCTGAAGAGTTTAGTGACATTTCTAAATGGTAGAGACTAAAGAGAAAGCCCCTTAAGTGGGGCTTTTTATTGTCAGCGGAAATGGCGTTTCATTCTATCTGGAAGAGAAGGATCAGTGTCATGTATGTATATGTCTTTCCCATTGAACATGGCAGCACTCTCTTTCTTAGATAGGAAGGGAAGGCACAGTTTATTAAATCGTTTAACAAACGCTTCTCTATAGTTGTCTAAATACAACTTCATATCCCCACCTTTACCGCTCATTCCACTACTAAAATCATGAAACATTATATAACTATCATCAGCGATGGTGAGATGGTCGCCACATAGTGCTAATAGTGCTCCCATGCTGTATGTAGGATAGGTTACTATGCAATGAATTGGACAGGGAACCGCTTGTATAGCATCAATAAGCTCCATTCCCACCGAGCAACATCCACCTGGAGTATTGAGCTTAACTATCAGACTGTCTTTCTCTTTTAATGTAGGTAGTAGTTTGAATATTGCGTCATAATCTTCGAATTCCTCAATTGCACCCTTGATTTCTATTGTCACGTTCCGTGTCACAACGTCATCATGATATATAGCCATTTTATTTTTGCTCATTTCTTTTCCCCTGTGGAATGTAAATATCGATAGACGGATTGTCTAACCATACCGAGTTCCTTGGCTGTGGCAGCTACATTGTAGCCATTGTTTGCCATCACTTTGCCCACCAACTCTCTAATCATATCCTTTAATGTGCCATTTTTAACGCTATACACAGCTTTCCCCTTGTATTTATGCTTTATTTCCACGCAATCCCCGATTTAATGTAGGATATTGTAGTCTGACTAACTCCAAACTTTCTTGCTAGGGAAGTGCCTGTTTCTCCCTTACGTAAAAGCATTTTAATGATGGTGACATCTTCGGCAGACAACTTGGAGTTAGTATGGTTCTCTCCTTTTAAGCTAACTTTTAGCCCTGTCTTATAAGCGTGGAGTATATTCTCTTTTGCTGAAACCATCTCGAGATTGGAAATATGATTGTTAAGTTTGTTCCCATCGATGTGGTTCACTTGAGGTTTCTCAAGGAAATCTGGTAGAAACGCTTCAGCCACAATCCTATGAACTGGTCTGCTTTTTCCGGCTAAGTTTACGTAATAATACCCAGCACCTACTAGATATGGCTTTAACTTTATACCATTAATATGAGAAAACACATTTCCGTTTTTATCGACGTTGTATCTTCCCTCAAGTCCTCTTATCTCTTTACACATTTCTGTTCTCCTTACCTTTACAATTTCTTTACACTTTATCCCCACACTTTTTCCAAATTGATGTTATAATTTAAACATGAAGAGAGAAAAGAAGAATGTTTATGTCCTAAGGCATAAATATATTATATCACTAGGGGAATATAATGTCAAAAATACGAGACATCAGAATGAGTTATTCTATAGATAGTGCGGAGTTTGAAGGACAAGTGAGGGACGTGACGGCTTACGAAGAGTTATGGACAGCAGTAATTAAGAGGGCATTAGAAGACGCCAATGGAGGCAACGTAGAGGAGAGAGCGGACGCAAGAGCATGGTTGAAAGAAGCACACTATAAAGAACTATGTGAAGTGCTAGGACTTAGTGGCAGTTACTTGTTAAGAATGGCCGGGATTTCTCTGGAAGAGAACTACATGGACGAAAAGAACTAGAGGAAGAGGAACTCTCTGGAAATACCGGAGAGGTACTCTCATTTCGCTTTGCTCATTCGGGGAGCACGAAGCGGTGTTCGCGGGATAGCCTACAAGCCCTTTTCTATAAGCTCAACGGGGCAGTGGTAATATATAGGAACACGTTGCTGTAGCTTTGGAGAAACCGTTGTTGCATATTCCCCTACATAACGCTACGCGTTCTTCCGGGGAATACATACAAGGGGTGTTATACGAACGCTACTAAGTAGTTAACTTCGTAGTTACTATATAGTTAATTCCCTTTAGTTGTAGTTCAAATGAAACCCTTAGTGGCATTATATCAGTGGTTTTAGAGTGTGTCAAGGGTAAAATGAAAATAATTATAAAGTTGTAAATAATAGTGGACAAGATAGGAATTCCCCACTATACTAATAGTAAGAGTAGGGAATCAATGAGGGGGAACAAAATGCTCACGTTAATCAAAGGGGGACTACACCCCGACAGAACAGACAAGCTAAAAGAGTTAGTCGACATAGACAGCTTAATAGAGCTAGCTGAGGAATTTGGTCTACCTCTTATGATAGTTAATGGCGAGATTTTGATTGAAGGTGAAGAAAGTACAGTTGTGTTCAGCATAGTATCAAAGAATAAGTGTCAGCTAGGGTATTACGGAGACAAAGCAGTTTACTAAATCTTTACACATTTCCCTAACACTTTTTCTAAACATAGGCTATAATTAAAGTAAGAGAAGGGATTAAGGGGAACGAAATGTGCACAAGCAGATTTGATTATAGACTTTCTGTACCGAACGTCTTAAGTGAAGAAGAGATTAGAAGAGAGTGGGAAGCACAAGAGGAAATTAAAGACATAAATGAATACATTAACAAAGAATACGAGTATGTTTATGCCATTCCCTTCAAGTTTCTAGGGTGGGCACGTAAATAAAGCTTGACAACACACATTAGTTCAACTATAATAAACGAAAGGGGAACAAAATGAACATAAGTGAAAGAGTGGTAGAGTATGCGGCAAGAAAAGAGGTTAAGGATGTCCTGGAATATGCACTAGCGAGTGGAGTAGCAGTGAGTCAGCTTGTAGACGGTACGAACATTTGGGAGTTTGAAGACGGCAGTAAGGTGGAAATAAACAGCCAAGGCGCATTTGCCATCAAATATGCAAGCTAACGGGGAAACATATGTGCCACATAATAGTAATACTATTTGCGTCAGTGACAATAGCCACAACCATCCTTGTACACACTTTATGGAGTATGACATGAAAAATGAGAATAAGAATAAGAGTAGAAAGGAGAAAGTAGTAGATGTAAAAGAGGTGTTGCAGCTGGCAGACATGTTCGGCTTAACTGTTGAGATGGCAGGCAATACAATAGTAGTAATAGGGGAAAAAGAAACTTTGGTATTTAATCTAATAGGGGAAAACAAATGTCAGTTAATTTAATCACAAGTCCAAAAGGCGAAATCCAATTCTTAGCTTTAAATCGTAAAGTGGCTAAGGACATGAAGCCGGACAGCGCCCAAGGGTATGCTATTCGATTGAAGTTTGATGGCACTACAGAAGAAGGTAAGGCGTTTAAGGATGTTATTTCTAAAATCAACCCTAACCTGATTGGAAGTAAGCATGTGGACGTAAAAGGCGAATACACTGTACGTGCATTCACGCAGTTCGAATTGTCTGTAGTAGATGCAGCAGGAAACGATATGGAAGAGAAGCCAAACTTCTATAAAGATTCCAAGGGTACAGCTCGTATGATTGTACAGCCCTACACCAAGAATGAACTTGGCGGTACAATTAATCTTATCGGCGTAGTAGTACACAGCCTAGAAGCGGGCGAAGCCACTTCAGAAGGCTCAACTGGAACATCTAGCCGTGATGACTTACGAGCAGCACTACAAGCAGCAATCAACGGTGTAACAAAAGACTAGAACAATGTAGGGAGACGAGAGATTTCTCGCCTCCCTTTTTTATTGGAGAATACAAAATGACACTAAAAAACTTCAAAGTTAGAAAAACCGAACGGAGTGTCATTACTAATTTTATAGAAACTCATCACTATTCACACTCAATAAATGGATGTATTAGTGACTATTGTTTCGCATTATACGATGAAGATGACAATATGGTGGGTGCCATGTTTTACGGAAGAATGGCGATGCATAATCAGTGGAAGAAGTTCGCAGAAGTTGCTACAGACGTGATTGAGCTAAGAAGGCTCGTCTGTATAGACGACACCCCAAAAAACACAGAATCATATTTCATTGGGGCAACGTTACGAATGATGAGGAAAGAGTGGAACCCAAACGGTGTTGTAGTCAGTTATGCAGATAAGGAATACGGACACTCAGGAATTATATATAAAGCTTCCAATTTCAAGCAGACAGCCATCACTGCAGGAGCGAAAGTTATAATATTTGAAGGAAAACGATACCACGACAAAGCCATTAGGACGAAATACAAAGGGGAATTAAAGCCGTTTGCTAAGAGGTTAAAGCTAGCTCTGGAAGAAGGTAGGGCAACATACAAACATACGGCAGGTAAGATAACATACATATACAAATTAGGGGAACACAAATGACAACGAGAGCGATAGATTTTGAGTCATATCTCATTGGAGAGAATGCTATATTTCCAAAGCCTGTTTGTGTGTCCTCTCATTCAGAAAATGGTAGTTTTCTATTCGTAGGCATGGTGGAAATGGAACAAAGGCTGAGGAAGTGGCTGAAGGACGATGTAATAATTGCGCACAACATGACCTTTGAATGCGGTATTATAGTGACGCACTTCCCTCACTTAGCCCTTCCCCTGTTTAAGGCTATTGAAGAAGGTAGAATCATTTGTACCATGATAAGAGAACAACACATTAACATCAACCGAGAGAAGCCACTCATGAGGATGGGGCTTTCCTATTTAGTTGATCATTATTTTAAAGTTGACATTTCGGAAACTAAGACGGCAGATAGTTGGAGAATGCGCTACAGTGAGCTGGATGGAATTAAGATGGAACACTGGCCAAAGGAAGCCATAGACTATGCGATAGATGATAGTGTTTGGGCATATAAGATTTATGAAAAGCAAATAGAAGTTGACACCCTGCTCTCTATGAAAAGCAGTGTCTACCTAAATCTAATGGCAGCTCAAGGGATGGGGATAAGCCAAGAACGTGTAATGACGTTAAAAAGGGAAGTTATGGACATTCTCACTCCTCATTACAACTATTTGATAGAGCACGGATTTTGCACCAAAGTTAAAGGAAAAGACATACCTAGAAAGAACATGAAGAAGCTAAAGGAACACATAGAAGTGAAGGACATGGATTTTATGTACACTGCTAAGGGGTCGATTTCAGTAACAGGTGAGGCTTTGGAATATTATCGAGGACAAGAGCCGGACGAAGTGTTGAAGCGATTTGCAGATATTGGGGTATATGAGAAGGTGCTGAGTGCTTTTGTTAGTAGAATGGAAGGAAATGACACAATGTATTCTTCCTATTCCACGGTCAAGAGCACCGGAAGGACGTCTTCATCTGGAAGCTCTTTCTACCCGTCTCTAAACATTCAACAACTACCTAGGGGAGTGGAAGGAGTTACATATGACTTACGTAATTGCTTTGTTCCCCCTAAGGGATTTAAGATATTAAGTATAGATTATGCAGGACTTGAGCTAAGTTCTACGGCACACCAGCTGTATAGTGTGTATGGAAAGAGCAAGATGAGGGATGTTGTGAATGGAGGGGATAGCCCGATCGACATGCATTCTGTATTAGCGGCGTATATACAGAAGATTAGTTATGAAGAATTTATATTAAGGAAGAAAGAGCTTAAACATGTCCGTACTTTAGCTAAGCCCATTAATCTAGGCTTTCCAGGGGGGCTAGGCTTTGATACGATGCGGAAGTTGCTGTACATGGCAGGCATTAAAACCAAGTTTAAAGTGTTGCATAAAGCGTCAAGAAAGGAAGACCTGGTTTATTTGTTATACAATCTGGATGCACCAGATTTACGAATAGCTAGATTGAATAAAGACGAGTGGGGTTTGGTGCAAGACGAGCTGGTGGAATTGAAGAGAATGTTCTTTAAGCTCTATCCAGAACTTGAAGACTTCTTGAAACACAAGCACAAAGACTATATAATGAAGGGAAGCACTAAATGGACGAAGAACGAATATGACGAATGGGAACTTGAGGACGTGTATAAGTATAAAGTTGGGAGCTTTGAAAGAAGCTGGTGTACATATACAGCGTTCTGTAATGGGTTCTTGATGCAGAGTCCTGCGGCTCAAGGGGCAAAGGCTGCGGTTAGTGAGGTGTATAGACAGTTTTATGGGAATAAAGACCTCATCCCTAAGGCCTTCATTCATGATGAGATTCTTTTTTATGTGAGGGAAAATAGGGAGGATTTAATTGAGAAAGCTGCCTACATAATGATAGACGAGATGCAGAAGGTTTTGAGTTCTGTGCGAATCACTGTAGAAGCTGCGTTGGGACATGAATGGACTAAATCTAATGAGTATTGGGATAAGAAATATTGGAGGAATGCATGAAAATTCAAATAGCAGATACAGAAGAGAAGTGGTTAAAGCTACGTAAAAGCTACATAACGGCCTCAGAGGCAGCGATCATATTAGGACTTAACCCGTATAGCTCTCCCAACAAACTCAAGGCTGAGAAAGTTGAAAGCACTTTCAAGGGCAACAGCTTTACGAGAGTTGGCCAAGTTTTAGAGCCAGTTGTCGTAGAAGTGACGAATGAAATAATGGGAATGAATTTTAAGCTGTATGAGAGCGGAGCAGCAGGAAAGAGTTTTTTCACTAATGGAAATATGGGAGCCACCCCGGACGCTGTTGAGGGAGACATACTACTGGAGTGTAAGACAACCCGGCCACACACTTTTGAGAAATATAAAGAAAATGCACCTCTCACTTACTTGACACAGCTACAAGTTCAACTACACTGTACTAATAAGGAGGTTGGATATTTGGCGATTATGTCCACCGATTTAACGATGTTGACAGAAAAGCTTATATGGCCTATAGTGGTATATAAGGTGACTAAAAACAACAGGTTTTGTACATTGTTAGAGAGCGAGATAGGGAGATTTTTAGAGGAGCCGACGTTTAGAGTTAATAGTAAGAACAAGAAAGATGCACAGATGTTATTGTCAATGAGTAGTGCAAAAGTTCATTTTACAGATAATGGAGAATAAAATGAGTGACATTACAGTGAGAAGAAACGAGGATGAAGGTGATTGGGAAGCCTTTACAGCTAACGTATTAGGGGATGTTATTTACGGCTATGGGGAGACAGAACATCAAGCAGTGGCAGACTTAAAAGCTGCGATATATTTAAGAGAGGAGCTATCATGAGTGAGGGCACACAAAAGACAATGAACGAGAAGATTGCGACAGGTCAGGCCATGAATTTGGCAGTGGCAGACGCAATATCAGCGGGGAAACAGACAGATACAATCTACATTCTAACCAGATTTGTCACATACTACGAGTTAGGAGAAGTGTTACAAGGACTTCCCTTAACAGAGATAAAGGAAATAGTAAAGAAGGGGAAATAAATGGGGACATTAAAAGACACAATTAGAGAAAATATGGTAAGAAGCTGGAAAGTAAAGTGGGAGGAGATAGAACAACCCCCCGAACTAGACGACTGGAAGGCTGTTTTAAGGATGGGGGCTGAAAAACATGGAGCTAACAACTGGCTAGAGCCAAACGGTAAGAAAAGTAGCCATAATGATATGCATGCTTCAATGTCTCGACATTTAGAAGAGAGCTGGAAAGGAGAAATGCACGATAAAGAAAGTGGCCTCCATCCGTTATTACACCTTGCATCGAGGGCTTTAATGATGTACACTAGAAGTAAGCGTGGTATCATTCACGAAGATGACACAAACAAAGGGGAAAAATAATATGAAAATGTTAGACACCTTTAAGCGCAGTTACCAAGCATCTCGAGAAGAGAAAATGACACTGGAGGCGTATTTAACGCTAGCTAAAAAGAGCAGTGAACACTATCTTTCTCCTGCTGAGCGCATATTAAAAGCAATTGGAGAGCCAAAGAAGGTTGATACAGCTAAGACACCACGACTTAGCCGCATCTTCGGCAACCGTGTCATCAATCAATATGACGCTTTTAAAGAGTTTCATGGACTTGAAGACATCGTAGAGCGCATAGTTGGATTCTTTAAACACAGTGCTCAAAACTTAGAAGAAAGCCGTCAGATTTTATACCTCTTAGGTCCTGTTGGTAGTGCTAAGAGTAGCTTGGTGGAGACGCTAAAGAAACTGATGGAAAAAGAACCAGTGTACATATTAGCAGATGAAGACGGCAACCCTAGCCCTATTAATGAGAGCCCTTTAGGACTCTTGTCTAAGGCAATGGGAGCAGAGTTGGGAATAGCCCCACATTATCTTTCTGAGATTCCGAGCCCTTGGGCAACGAAACGACTTAAAGAATATGAGGGTGATATTAGTAGATTTACGGTGTTGAAAAAAATGCCGTCTCAACTAGAGCAGATTTGTATTACAAAGACAGAGCCAGGTGATGAGAACAACCAGGACATTTCAGCACTGGTAGGAAAGGTTGACATTAGGAAGCTCGATAGATTTGGGCAGGATGATGCAGACGCTTATCTCTACTGTGGTGGATTGTGCCAGAGTAATCAGGGAATGCTGGACTTCGTTGAGATGTTCAAGGCTCCAATTAAAATGCTTCACCCTTTGTTGACAGCAACACAGGAACACAACTTCAAGGGTACAGAAAGTATTTCTTCTATCCCTTATAATGGGGTAGTGGTGGCACATAGTAATGAAAGCGAGTGGACAACTTTTAAAGCGAATAAGAACAACGAGGCGTTCTTAGACCGTGTGTATATAGTTGAAGTGCCATATTGCTTACAAGTGGACGAAGAAGTGCTGATTTATAAAAAGCTTCTGTCAGGTAGTACGTTGTCGAAGGCTTCAATTGCTCCGAACACGTTGGAAATGTTGGCAGAGTTTTGTGTGTTGACACGACTTGAAGAAACAGAAACATCGTCTACAGTTAGTAAGATGAGAGTTTATAACGGAGAGAACGTTAAAGATAAGGACAGTAGGGCTAAGAGCTTCCAAGAGTATAAGGACATGTCCTCACTTAACGAAGGCTTCTTTGGATTGTCTACACGGACAGCTTACAAGGTTTTAGCTGAGGTGTTCAACTATGATGGGACGGAGATTAGTGCAGACCCTGTACATTTGTTATACATACTAGAGCGTACGGTGGAAAAAGGGCGCTATTCAGCAGAGATCGAGCTAAAATACATTCAGTTTATTAAGAATTATTTAGCTCCTAGTTTTGCTAAGAAGGTGGAAAAGGATATCCAAACCGCCTACCTAGAATCTTACACTGAATACGGACAAAGTATCTTTGATAGATATATTACGTTTGCTGATCATTGGATTGAGGACAACGACTATAGGGATGCAGACACTGGACAGATGTATGATAGAGCTACCATAGATGCAGAGCTGGAGAAGCTTGAGAAACCGGCAGGCATCGTCAACAGCAAAGACTTTCGACATGAAGTTGTAAACTTTGCGTTGAGATTCCAAGCTCAGAATGGAGGCTCAAATCCTAAGTGGACGGCTTATGAGAAGTTAAAGCGTGTCATTGAAGCTACAATGTTCAGTAAGACGCAAGATTTGCTTCCTGTCATCTCATTCACTGGACAAGGAAACAGTGAGGATAAAAAGAAACATGAGAGCTTCATTGAAAGAATGACAGAGATGGGCTACACTGAAAAGCAAGTGAAACGTGTTGTCGAATGGCAAATGAGATTCTCCAAGAGTTCATAGGCTAAAGACATAAGGGAGGGGCAGCAATGTCCTTCCTCTTTTAAGGGGATCTGGATGGCAATTATAGACCGCCGCAAAAACGGCAAGAATAAGAGTGCTGACAATCGCAAGCGTCTAATTGATAGGTTGAAGCCTATTATTAAGAAGAAGATAGACGAGAGTTTAGGCGAAGGAGGTATTAAGGATGCTACAGAGAACAAGAAAATAAAGATACCTGGGAAAACCCTTAGCGAACCCTCTTTCGAATTTGATAGAAAGAAAGGCAAAGGACAGCGCGTTCTAGTGGGAAATAAGGATAAAAACAAGGGTGACCGCATTGATAATGGGAAAGACGAGGAAGGAGGAGCAGGCACTCAAGGAAGCGACTCAGGAGAGGGAGAGGATGATTTTGAATTTGTATTGTCGAAAGCTGAGTTTCTTGAGATGTTGTTCTCAGATATGGAGCTTCCCTCTTTCGTTAAAGAGAGCATGAAAGACACAATACAATACAAGCTACAACGTAGTGGATATGCTAAAGAAGGTACTCCGCCTCGTTTAGCGCTCGTCAAGACGCTTAAGCAAGCACTGGCTAGACGTATAGCCACTGGAAGCGAACGCTTCTTAGATGACGTTGATTTGCGTTATAAGCACTATGTACGTAAACCTAAGCCAATTAGAAGTGCTGTCATTTTTATGATGATGGACGTTTCAGGAAGCATGGGGGAGTATGAGAAGTTGCTAGCTAAGAAGTTCTTTTTGCTGTTCTACCTATTCTTAGAGAAAGAATACAAGACAGTGGAAATAATTTTCATACGGCACACTCAGGTGGCGAAAGAGGTGGATGAGAACGAATTCTTCTACGGTAGAGCAACCGGAGGCACTGTAGTATCTAGTGGACTCAACCTTATTAACAAAATAATTGAGGATAGGATAGACGAGAATACCTCTAACATATATGTAGCCCAGGCATCGGACGGAGACAACTTCGAAAGCGATGGGGAATGTGTAGAATCACTCACTTCGTTGTTAGCTAAGGTTCAATATTTTGCATACGTACAGACAGAGGATCTTAGAAGACGTCAAACTAAAATGAAATATGACCTCAAAGACCTGTGGGATACCTATGAGAAAGTGGGAGATAAGAAGTTAAACAAAGGGCGGCTATATGCTCCAGCGGACGTATATCCAGTACTTAGGGGTCTTTTTAAAAAGGAAACTTAATATGACAAACAAAGGTGAGTTGTTGTTTGAAGAATCTGACAGTGATTGGGATTTCCCGCTCTTAGAGAAGATATGGGAAACGGTGGACGACATTGGAAAGAACACTCTAGGGTTTGACTATTATGATGCTCAGATTGAGATTATAAGCAGCGAGCAAATGATTGATAACTACTCTACACATGCATTACCGCAAATGTACAACCACTGGAGTTTTGGAAAGAGCTTTGTACAGAACGACAATGCATACAAGACAGGACAGCAAGGGTTAGCATATGAAGTGGTTATTAACACCAACCCCTCAATTGCCTACCTGATGGAGAACAATACAGCCACTATGCAGGCACTTGTGCTAGCACACGCTAGCGTAGGACATAGTGGGTTTTTTAAAACCAACTATTTGTTCACAGGGTGGACAGACGCAGATTCTATTCTAGGGTATTTGTCGTTCGCTAAATCTTACATAAGTCAATGCGAAGAGAAGCATGGCAAACTTAGAGTGGAGTGCTTGTTAGACGCAGCCCATGCACTGCAACTACATGGAGTAGATAAGTATAAGAAGCCTTTGGCCAGTAAGAAGAAGTCAGGTAGGCAGAAACATGAAAGAGAGAAACACGAGGAAGAGAGCTTTGCAGACATTTGGCGCACTGCCTCCCCTATGCCTAAATCTAAACCTTCCATTTTCGGAGAGGAAGATTGGGGGGATTGGGGAGCTGAACAAGCGAGTGAGAAAGAAGAAAACTTACTTCTCTACATTGAAACACACAGCCCGAGTTTAGAGCAGTGGGAAAGGAACATACTGGGCATTGTCAGGAAGATTGCACAATACTTCTATCCTCAGCGTCAAACGTCGTTGATGAATGAAGGATTTGCATGTATGTCTCATCACACTATAATGACAGAGATGTTCGACAGGGGGAACATTTCAGCGGGAAGCTATTTGGAATTCCTAACTAGTCATAGTGGTGTAGTGTATCAGCCTGGATATGACAGCAAGCATTATAGTGGAATAAACATCTATGCATTAGGATATGCTATGATGAGAGATATACGGAGAATGTGTACCTCTCCGGACAAAGAGGACAAGGCCTGGTTTCCGGAGATATGTAACACGGACTGGAGAGAGACTATACAGCATGTAGTGGCTAACTATAGGGATGAGAGTTTCGTGTCTCAATTCCTGTCTCCGAAGATAATAAGAGACTTTGGACTGTTCACTCTTGACATTGATAATGACCTATCCTATCATTTAGTGAGTGCTACACATGATGACGATGACGTTCATTCAATAAGAGCCTCGTTAAGTGGTCAATATGACTTAAGTAAGCGAGTGCCTCAAATTGAAGTGAGGGGGGCGGATTGGGAAGGAGATAGAACATTACACATAGTACACACTGTTCGAGATGGTGTCACGCTAGACTACAAGAGTGCTAGAAATGTAGTGCATCACATCTATTCTCTTTGGGGCTTTCCAGTGAATCTGGAGTATAGAGATGAGAATGGAATTAGAGTGGAGAGTGTATAATGGCAGCTAAGAAACCAAAGCAACAGCGTCAGCTCATAGAAGGCAAGTGGAGAAGAATAACTCCCACCGGTAAGGTGGGGGTTGAATTGACACATTGTTCTAACACGATGACAAAAGCTCAAATGGTGGGAAGGGTATTGAGTGCGTTGAGGGAGAGCACAAGATATTGGATTCCTAAGATGGACAAGCTTAATGAAGGAAAGAGACGAAGAGCTAACGGTGATTGGGAAAACACTTGTGAGGTTTGTGGAGATTGGTTTAGGCTTCAAGACTTAGAGGTGGATCATATAATACCGTGCGGAGGAATGAACTGTTTCTCTAAAGCTCAGGGATGGTTAGAGAGGGCTTTTGTAGAGAAGGAAGGTTTTCAGCGACTGGACAAGATTTGCCACCTAGCCAAAACATTAAGAGAGAAGAAAACTAAAGGGGAATCTCAATGAACTTTAACACTGAGGACGATGCTTGGGAATACTGGGAAAACACTTGGTATGAGTCAGGTAAGGGATACGAGGGGGGTGGAGAGAATACTTCCCGTCAAGTTGATATGTTTAAGGATTGGATGGAAGAAGAGGGCATTACACTAACATGCAAGAGAGGGGAAATTTAATGACAAAACATCTTTTCATACCAGATGTACAAGCTAAAGAGGGCGTATCCCTTGAACATTTATCGTGGGTTGGTGAATATATTGTAGACAAGCAGCCTGACGTTATAGTGCAAATTGGTGATTTTGCTGACATGCCCTCACTCTCTAGTTACGATAAGGGCAAACTATCTTTTGAAGGAAGGCGATACAAGAAGGACATAGACGCAACTAAAGAGGCCATGTCCTTACTATTAAGTCCTATGAAAGAGTATAACGCAAAGATGAGATCACAAGGTCACAAGATGTATCGACCTAAGATGGTGCTGACGCTAGGCAACCATGAAGATAGGATTGATCGGGCTATAGACAACCAGCCAGAGTTAGATGGCCTCATGTCTATGGACGACCTACCATATAGTGATTGGGAAGTAGTGCCCTACTTAAAGCCGGTGACAATTGACGGGGTAATGTACACGCACTTCAACCCAAATCCGATGACGGGAAAGCCTAGAGGCGGTAGAGCTGCGCTACAGTTGGAGAAAGTGGGAACTAGCTTTGTATGTGGACATCAGCAGCTATTAGACGTCGCTACACGTTTCCTACCTTGCGGTAGGCAGCAGTGGGGTGTCATTGCCGGGGCGTGCTTAACTTCTGATCATAAGGTGTTAACTGCCGACTTAAGATATGTAACCTTAGGTAGTGTGGAAGTAGGAGACAAGATTGTTAGTTTTGAGGAATTCGGGAAGGGACGTAAAAGAGGATATAAGACAGGAACCGTACTAAACGTTAAAAAAGAGATGTCAGATTGTTTCGAAGTTTCACTGGAGAGCGGTAAGGTTTTTAAAGTGACTGGGGATCACTATTGGCTAACAAGGGTTGGAGGCCAGAAAAGCGTGGCAGAGGGTTCTTCTTATATGTGGAGAATGACCTCTGAAATGAGGGCAGGTACTGTAATACCTAAACTGCTAGATGAGTGGGAAACCTTAGATTCTAATGATGCTGGGTATTTAGCTGGAATGTACGATGGAGAAGGTTCTTTATATGCCAGACCCGTAGACAGTGTAAATGGAAGTGTTATGCAATTATCACTCTCTCAAAAACCAGGAAGAGTGTTAGACAAATGTATCTCAATTCTTTCATCTATGCTAGGAATGGACTCCTTAACTCATACAAACAATAAAGGAGTGTCAGACTTAAGGATCAAAGGAGGTGCAAGAGTTTGTGCTAAGATGCTCGGAAGTGTTAGACCTATTAGACTCTTAAATAAGTTTAGACCTGAGTTGTTAGGTAGCGTACACACTAACACTAATGATAAAGTGAAGAGCATTAAACCTATAGGTCAACAGGAGATTGTTAGGATTGAAGTTGATGAGAAGACGATGATTGTAGAAGGATATCCTCATCACAATTGCTACACGCACGACGAGAGCTATAAGGGACATGTAGGTAACAAACATTGGAGAGGCGTTATTATGTTACATGATGTTAAAGATGGAAGTTTCGACCCTTGCATCGTGAGCCTGGATTATTTAAAAAGGAAATATAAAAAATAAAGATTGCATTATTTAAGCCCTTGTCCTATCATTAAGGTGAGGGCTTTTATTTGGAGAACAATAATGGGAACAAACATATTAGCAGGCGTCACCTTATTAGCAGTGACATCAGTGGGGATATACTCAGTTCAGACAACTCCTTACGTACTGTCTCAAGAGAAAGTTCAAGCGGTTTACGACAAGATATATGCAGCTTCTGGAGAAGATTTGAAGAACAAGCGTCCAATTAAGTGGGTGAAAGACAATAATAATATTAATGCATATGCCACCTATTACACTATAGTAGTGTTTAAAGGTCTCGGTGATGTGGTGAAGAATGACGATGAGCTTGCATTAGTTATTGGACACGAGCTTTCACATATAACGATGGGGCACGTGCTCAATAAAACTGAGAGTGCTGAGGTGTCTCAAGAACACGAATCTTTGTCAGATAAGATGGGAAGCTTCTACATGATGAAGGCAGGGTATAATGTGTGTAAAGGTAGGGGATTCTTTCTTAACCTACAGAAGGTAGGCATTAAAGGAGGGAAAACTCATCCTAATACGATGTGGAGATATAATCAACTTAACGTGAGGTGTGGAAAATGAGCGAACTTTCGTTTTACGTGATTGCTGCTGTTATAATAGCCGTTGGAATATTTAACGCCTTATATTAGGAGACTGGAAAATGAACATATTAAAAGAATTACAAGACAGTGAAAGGAGAGAAAAGGAATTAGAAGCTTCTTTACTTAAATTAAAGATGCAGGTAAAAGTGTTAGCTATCGCATATGTTAGCTTGACATTATACATCCTTATATTATAGTTAAGGTATAAGAGACTAAAGGAGAGATGTCATGTTCACCCTCAAGAAAAACACTCGAGAAACCGAGAGAGAAGAAGAGCTGAATGTCACATCTCACGTAATCGGACTTGGAGGCAGTATGATAGCTGCTTCCCTCGTCTACCTCTATGCTACGTCTCCTACTGAGATGCTTGCTGGAATGCTATTTTGTGTGTCTTCCATGTTAACCTATGCCAGCTCTACGCTCTATCACAGTGCAGGCAACGCTAAATTAAAATCAATATTCTACGTCCTTGATTGTTCTTCAATATACATTCTAATTGCCTCCACTGCAGGCTCCTTCCTGATTGTTGCCCCTCCTTCTCTCACTATATACATATTCATATCTACCATCTTCGCCCTAGCACTTCTTGGGGTGGTGTTTAAAATTTACTTCCGGCACGCTCATCTAATTTCGTTCGCATTGAGCTATGTAGCATTTGGGTGGTTAGTGATGATGATGGCTGCGCCCTACGTCACTGGCTTACCCTCTAGCTTCATCCTTGCGGGGGGCATGTGTTACTCCTTAGGGGTTGTGGCCTACCTATCCTCTAGGGTTATGTACAGCCATTTCGTGTGGCACATAGCAGTTCTACTAGGTAGTGCCTGTAACTTTGTAGCATTAATGCTTGTGATTTGATAAACAATAGTCTATAGTTAAACTAAGACATAAACAAAGGGGAACAAAAATGATGATGATACATGCTAGAAACACCTTTCTCACTATGTTGTTATTGGCTGTAGTTAGCTTTGTAGTAGTGAAGGGAGTTGAGGTAGTGCATGACGCTTTCGAGACTAGCGAGAGGTTGCCTACAGCGCTGAGAGGGATTGATGACACAGCCTACGGATTGAAGACAGTGAAGAAGTAAGGGGAAACAAAATGAAAAAATATATAGCGTTGTTAGGGGTGGTAGGGGTAGCTGAGATTGGACTTGCTCTATATCTAACTTTCTGGAGGGAAAGCTTTTGGCAGGCTGTTAGTGCTCATCAATATTCAGAATTTATTAACATGTTGTATTGGTTTACAGGAGCGGCACTCCTTATATGTTTCGTATCAGGGATGTCAGGGTATTTGCTCACTATCTCTGCAATTAAATGGAGAGAGAAGCTCAATACTAAGGCACTTGCTCTTAAGTTGGGGGATGAGGTGTTGAACACTTCTCAGAGAATTCAAGAAGATTGTTACTCTTACCCTGACCTAGTGTTGCAGCTCGGCTTTGGATGGGCAAAAGCGGCGGTATACATAATAGCGTTTAGCATATCCCTACTTATATCGTTTAGCTGGAGCTATCTAATCATTCTAGTGGTTTATGGTGCAGTGGCTACATTGATAAGTGGGTGGGTGGCTAAGCCTCTTATTAAGATGAACTACGCAACCCAGCAGGCAGAGGCCTCTTATAGGTCAGAGTTGACACCTTCCAATTTTGACCATTGTATTAAAGTGCTGTTTGGAATGGCTAGAAAGCAGAAACACCTTAGCTACACTCAAGCGTTCTTGAGTCAGGTGGGAGTTATTGTACCATTCATTATCATAGCTCCTGTGTATTTCGCTACAGCGATGCCTATTGGACTACTGATGAGGTTCAACTCAACTGCCTCCACAGTGCTAGACAATCTAAGTTATGGAATGAGTAGTTTTGGAATGTTAAATAAGCTACTGGCGTGTAGGAAGAGGTTGAAAGAGATAGACGTAATTTAACTTGAGGAGAGATATGATGATTTCAACTGTAGAAGTGGGCATAGGGGCGGTAGTAGTTATGGTGGTTATATTACTTATTGCTGCCAAGGCTGTAATATCACATATTAAAACTAACTGGGGGAAGTAAATGTTGACGATTTTAGTAATAGTGGTAGTAGCGGCTGTGTTCGGGTGGTGTGTATGGGAAGAGGACTAACTTGCAATTCCTTAACATATCCATGTACGCCCCATAGAAGCCCCTCACGGGGCTTTCTTCTTTAGAGGTAGGATAGTAGAGATATGGACTTTCCTTTAGCGTAGACAGGCTTATGTGCAGCATTTACAGGAAAGTGAAGTATAGGACTTCCTTTGTACTTCCCTAAAATAAATAAATCAGCTTCTGCGTTCCTTCTGTTGTCCAATCCTTTGCTAACCACCTTCTTTCCACCCACTGTAATTTTATTCCACATCCTAAACCCTGTTCTAATCTGTAACTCACTACCCTTTGCGTTCACATATCGCAGTAGAGAGCTTGCTTTCATGCCTCCTACCCCGACGTTGTAGCAGAAGCACACTAGTGCGTCGAATTGAGCTTGTGTCACTTCCACCTTCAAAGCTTCGTTTACGCCTTTTATATATTTCCGTAATCCCTTCACATATATGTCGCACGCTTCTTTAATCGTTATCTCTTTAGTCCACGCCCAAGTGCCAATGTCTGGAATGTCGCTCACGGTGGAGCCTAGTCCAATCGTCTTCACACCAGCACTATCGAGATAAGAAACTGTAGAAATCGCTTCGTATGCTGCCAACTCAGACAGCCCTGCTTTACTCATGTCTTTTGCCATGTTTGTTTCCCTATGTTAAAGCCCCTGTGAGCTTCATGGTTGAACGAAGAAGGTAGCTCCTATACATCCCTAAAGGGGTAGGAATATGGACAGCCTTCGGCTTGTATTTATTTTTGCATTTTTAGCTGTTTTCTATTGACACACTCTAAAACCACTGATATAATGCCACTAAGGGTTTCATTTGAACTACAACTAAAGGGAATTAACTATATAGTTACTATGAAGACTACTAAGTAGTAGCATGTTAAACCCTCTTCATATAATATTCCCCGGAAGAACGCGTAGCGTTATGTAGGGGAATACGGCAACGGTTTCTTACAAGCCACTGCCGCGTGTTCCTATATATATAACCACTGCCCTGTTAAGCTAACAGAATAGGGCTTGTGGGCTATCCCGCAAATAACAGGAGAACATAGAAATGCCAATCAGACAATACTTATGCAGCAAATGCCTTCATTCTATGGAAGTGCTAGAAAGATGGAACTCCCCAGCACCTACAATGTGTCCTTCTTGTAGCTCCCCTTCCATACATAAAGTGATGAGTGGAGGAGCCTTTGTATTAAAGGGAGAAGGCTTTTACAAACCTTCCATATAGCTCACCTATTGTATTCCATACTTCTTCCTTACCTCATCGGTTGCGACAAATTTAGAGCTTCCTGAGATTGAACCCCTACTCACTCCTAAAATTGCGGCGTTCTTGATGCTATTTCTAAGGGGTTGAGAGGGCATGGAAGCCTCTAAGATTAGAGATGTCCAACCCTTCACTTGTTTAGCACCTTTAGCAGCTAACACTTTAGCCACTTCCTCTTTCCATTTCCCTCCACTCAACGTCAACTCCGTTAACGCCGTAGCGTACCTACTGGTGGTGATGGAAGATATTGCTTTACTAACCATCCCTGCAGTGGAACCATACGCTTGAAACACTCCAGCATCATCCTGACCAATACGCTTAGCAACACGCGCCAGCGTACTCTTATAAAGCTGCCCAGACACCGCTATAATATCCTCAGCTTGCTTAACATTACCTCCTGTAGCACCTACGTTCTTCAAAAAATCCTCCACTTTCTGAGGACTTCCAAATAATGTCTTATGTACACTATCGAATGTTGGCAGCTTGGTTCCGTAAGGGTTGGGGGCTTTGGCCAATAGTTCTTGATAACCTTCCTTAATCTTAATCTGCTGTGTAACTTTCATTGCACTTTCAAATGTACTACTTTGTTTCAACACACCATCCAGCTCAGCTTTAGCTTCTTTCAAGCTCATCATGACGTCCCTAGACAATGGCTTATCTGCAGCTTTCAACTTGGTTGAAGAAGCAGCTTTAATGTCGTGATCAATAGACGCCCTCATAGCATGCAACTGACCTAAGCTATTATCAGGAAGTTCTTTCACCTGTTTACTACTGGCTCCCTTCACTTCTTTCCACTTGTTAGCTAACACAGAGTTGTTTTTTATAATATCTAACACTCCACTCTTGCTCGCATCCTCCGTAATCTCACCTGTAGACGTGACAAACTCCGTGTTCAACTTCTGGAAAGCTTCCTTCTGAATCCCTTTGGCATTCTGAGGAGCCATTGCTTCTATAGTGTCATTAACGTAAGCAGACGTCTTACCTAGAGAGGCTTTGTCATTCTGCACCATAGCTCTTTTAACTACATCGCTGCCCTGTAAACTGAGCTCTTTGGCACGCAGCTGGTCAGCACCTGTAGCGAATGATGTTTTTGACCCTGCATCGTCAACACTCCCCATTGCCACTTGACCGGGGGTTAGTGTGTTGATGCCTAAGCGTTCTGCAGGAGCCGCAGCAGCAGCCAATGCTTCAGGAGAGTCGTCTACAACAGTTCCCATTCTGTACGCAACATCTTTCAATGCAGCCTTCTTAGGAGAAAATATTTTCTGTACAATTCCAGAAGTTTCTCCTGCTTTCAATGAGTCGTAGCCAGCCTTAAGTCCTTTAGCAATAACCGGAACAGCTCCTCCCACCACTCCTCCTATAACTCCTTTCTGTATTCTCTCACCTTCTGTATCAGCATAATCTGCATATCCCTGACCTGCACCTACCCCAGCACCCACCGCCATTTTAAAAGGCAACGAAGCGGCCGCAACAGGAGAGGCTCCTCCATATGCTGCTACAGTGCCTATGGCACCTAACACTGAACCGGCCATTGCCGACTTAGGACTACGAGCAGCAGCCTCTGCAGCACTTCTTTCTTGCATGTGATTATAAGTGGCAAGAGCGTTACGTGCCTTGTTTGCCCCGGCTTCTGCCCCAGGCAGCATTCCAATACCTTGTAACACCTTGTCTTGAATTCCTAGTGCCATTCTCTCAAACTGCCGATTGAAATGCTCTACACCATCCATAAAAGAATTGCCCGTACTAGGAGGAGGCTGGATGGCAGGGGCAGCAGCAGGCGCAGCTCCTTCTTGAGGAGCCTCATATTTAGCAGCAAACCTGTTAGCAGGAGGCGCAGCCTCCCCTTGAGAGGCAGACGTAGCCCCCTCAGCAGGAGCGTCATATTTAGCAGCGAATCTGTTTGTCATATAGATGTCCTTTATTGTTGAGGTGTTTGAGGTGCTTGCTTAGGTAGTTGGTCTTCTCCAAAGTAGTCAATAAATTCCTGTCTAGCTTGAGGGTCAGACATAGCAGCCTGGATATCTTCTTGAGAAGCTTGTTTGGCAGGCGCTGTCATCTTGTCATAGATTTCAGAAGGCTTTGGCACATCCTTCCAATCCACTAGGCCGTTGAAGCTAGGGGAAGAAGTCATTTTTTGATAAGACTGCTCTCTATCAACCTGTTGCTGTCTAAAATCTTTCATGTACACTTCACTCATAGCCCGCACTTGAGCTATTTCTTTAGGTATTAAGGTGATGTTATCTCCAGTGAAGAAGCTTTCCACCTGTTTCGAATAGTTATTATACCCAGCCACCCCGGAAGTTCTGTCCAAGTCATCTTTAGTTAGAGGTCCTTTTTCTGACAATCTAACCACCCCATACTTAAGCTGAGCCATTGCAGTGCCGTTGTTCGGGTCTGCTGCTAAGAGTTCTAAGTTAAGTTTAACTTTCTTGAAGTTCTCCATGTTCTCCGTAAACGGTTTACTAACGCTAGCCAGTGCTGCGCTCACTTTCATTGTCGCATCCATTTTAGTCTTAGATTGACTAAGCTCAACTTTAGTTTTATTTATAGTTATGTCCTGAAACTTTTCACTTTCTGCTTGTATTGCTTTGGTGATGAAGTCAACTTTTCCAGCATCTCCAGCAGTCTTTGCCCTAGAAAGGTCATCATATAGCTTACCTGACTTTGACACAGACTTTTGTGTATTCACATTCATTGATGCAAGCTGATTCGCAGGAGTTGCTTGAGAAATTCCCAATAGAAACATAGGTGTAGCTTCTTCTATATTGTCAGGAGCATCAGGCACAACCTTCCTCACCATCGGCAATATCTGCTGATACATAGTCTCACGGTCTTCTGGAGCAGCTGCCATTAAGGAGCTTCCCATCTTACCTAACACAGCATAACTATCAAACATTGCTTGACTAGATTCATTCTTTGTCTTAACTTGCATCACTTCGTTTGACATGATGGAGTTGTCTAATTGTAGCTTAGCTGCGTGGAATTGAATAGCCATCACAGGGTTGCGTGTCTTTAAGAAGTCAATAACACCTGTATACCCATTCTCTCGAGAAGCATTCTCCATGCCCGCAGTTAATTCTTGTTGCTTAGTGTGTGCGGTGCGTTCCCAATCAAATTTCTCTTGAGCATTCTTGAATGTCGCAACTTCCATGCTACTCTGGGTTTGTCTAATCTTAAGGTCTTCTTTCCTGATGCCTAGGTCTTCTTGTGCAATAGCTAAGTAGTCCGACTTCATGCCCAATTCAACTTTATCCATACCAAGTTTCTGGTCAGCTCTTACATTCTCTGCATCCTTAAGTCTGAAATCTTGAGCAGCTTGGTCTCCTTTAACCATACCTCCAAGGTCTGCCCCTAGCATGCCAACCCCTGGCACGAAAGTTGGAGCAGTTGGAGTAAGAGGAGCTACCTCAGCTGTAGGTGTTCCAAATGACCGTTGATCTACAGGAGCCCCTCCCTTAGGGAGAGCCTCAGCAGTGATTCCGTATTGTGCCATAATTAAACCCTCATGCCGTATTGGTTAGTTTTCGAACCAGCGTTTCTACCTGCCTGATAAGCTTGGCCGCCCTGTTGGTTTTGAAACACCTGATATTGAAATTGTTGCTGACCTAGCTGTGCGTTCTGCATGCCAGGAGCACTTGCCGTTTGCTGATTGGCAGCTGCAGCATCCCTATCTTTACTACTCTCAAGAACACTGTTAATTAAGCCGGTGTTATACTTAGCCGCATCTGCATACAAGTTTCCTTGTTGATAGAGGCTGTTCGCTCTAGCATCTCCGATTGCACCATAAGCTGACATTTGCGCATTACCTAACGCCTGGGTCACCTGACTCTGGTCACGTCCTTGTTGCATCTGTAAGCCAGACAATTGGTTAGTGGC